AGACTTTATGGATAAACTTGGTAAAACTGCTGATAAGCTAGGTATTGAGGTTGAATTCTTGCAATCTATGAGGTTTGCAGCAGAGCAAACTGGTGTAAAAGTTGAAGCTCTTGATATGGGTTTACAAAGATTTATAAGACGAGCTGCTGAAGCTGCCAAAGGTACTGGCGAATCAAAAAGAGCCTTTGAGCAATTAGGAATAGAATTAAAAAATGATGATGGCACTTTGAGGGATGTCAGAGATGTTTTATTTGATGTTGCAGATGGTCTTAAAAATACAACAAGCTCTGCTGAAAGAATTAGATTAGCCTTTAAATTTTTTGATTCTGAGGGTGTTGCTTTAGTAAATACTTTAAAAGATGGTGCTGATGGTTTAAGAGCATTTGAAGATCAAGCAGAAAATCTTGGAATTATTATAAGCAAACAAAGCATAGCAAAAGCTGCAATGTTTGCTGATTCTTTAAATGTTCTTAAAAAACAAATAACTGCTATAACTGCAAATATAAGCGCTGCATTTATTCCAATTCTTGAAGATGTAGCAACTAATTTTGAAAACATACTTAAAGGCATGAAAGGTTCAGATAAAACATTTGAAAAATTTGGAAAAGATTTAGCTGTTACTATTCTTGAATTTATGAGAAGTACACTTATAAGTTTTATTACTTTTATTGATGGTATTAAACAAAAAATTGCTGAATTTGCAGGATCAAAGGTTGGTAAACAAATTTTTGGTGATATGTTTGATGAAAATGATGCGCTAAGAGCTGAGTTTGATAAAACAAAAAAACGCTACGAGGCATTACAAAGATCATTCCTGAGTGATAACCAAGTATTTATAGATATATGGGGTGGATCAGAAACTATACAAGGCGGTGAAGCCTTACAAGCTGAAATTTTAAAGGTAAGAGATCAGTTGTTACAAATGAATAAAGAAATTCATGGAGACGATCCTGAGAACAACCCTGTAGTCCTAGTGTTTGATGCTATGATTGATAGAGTTAAAAACTATAAAGCAGAAGTTGCAGAAGTTACAAAGACTGATCTAGTTACTAACACAATGTCTGAAGCTGTTTCTAAATTTAAAGATAGTTTAGGCGCAACAGATGACGCTATTTCTAATTTAACTATTAACACAACAAAACGATTAGAAGATACTATTATTGAAGGTTTAAAAACTGGAAAATTGGCATTTAAAGATTTTGCAGATTATGCAATAGAGCAAATTGTAAGAATAGCCTTACAACAAGCAATATTAGCACCTATGACTGGCAGTATAGAATCCTTTTTTAAAGGTGTATTTGGCAAAAAAGCATTAGGTGGATCAGTAAATGCTGGCAAGCCTTATATGGTTGGTGAGTCAGGCAGAGAATTGTTTGTACCTAATCAAAGTGGACAAATAGTAAGTAATCAAGATTTAAAACAAATGGGTGGTGGACAATCAGCACCAACAGTTAATTTCAACATATCAACAGTAGATGCAGCAGGCTTCGATGAACTTCTTGCATCAAGAAAAGGTTTAATAACTTCTATTATAAATAATGCAATGAATAATAGAGGAAGAATGGGAGTTACATAATGAGTGGTACATTTCCAACAAGTCCAAACTTTCAAGCATTAGCTTTTCAAGACAATAGACCTACTTTAATTAATCAGACCTTATCAGGCAAAAGACAAGTAAGGCAAATAGGTGGTCAATACTTTACCTTTACAGTTTCAATGCCACCAATGGAACAGCTAGAAGCTCAAGCTATATTTGCATTTCTACAAAAACAAAAAGGTATGTTTGAGACATTTCAAATAGGCTATCCATTAAACAATAAAGGAACAAGTCATTCTGAGTCTGATATCTTAGTGAATGGCGCACAATCAGTAGCAGATGCAAATATATCAGCAGATGGATTTTCTCACACTAATAATGCATTAAGGGCTGGTGATTTAATTAAATTTGCTAATCATTCTAAGGTTTATATGGTTACAGACGATATTACAGCTAGTGGTGGCGCAGCTTCTATAACTATATCACCGCCATTAGTGGCTGCTGTTGCAAATAACGAAGCAATAACAGTCAATAAACCACAATTTACAGTTTACTTATCTACAGGAGAAATATCGTATACAACAGATGCAACAGGGTTCTATAACATATCATTTGAAGTACGAGAGGTAGTAGAATAATGGGTAGGAGCTTATCTACAGCTCTGCAAGCTCAAGTATCAGCAGAAGCTAATAAAATTGCTTTTCTTGTTGAGCTAAATTTATCAACAATTATTAGAGCTACAGATTTTTATACAGATATAGTTTACGACTCAGAAAATTATCAAGCTGGCGGTTCTTATCTAGCAGTAGATACTACGCAAGAAACAGGTGAACTAAAAGTAGATGAAATGAATATTACATTTTCAAATGTAACAGATGAAGTAAGAGCATTAATTAATACTGGTGCTTATATAGATAAATCTGTAAATGTTTATATAGCTTTTATGGATTCTAGCGATGCTTTAGTTGGTGCTATTAATTACTTTACAGGCAAAATTAGATCAGTCTCTATAGCTGAAAGCACTTCAGATTCTAAAGTTAGTATTGTAGTTGCTAATCATTGGAGTAATTGGAACTTAACAAAAGGCAGACATTATTCAGACGAATCACAACAAAACTTTTCTTCAGGCGATAAAGGTCTTGAATATGCAACACAAACTAAATCAGATGTAAGGTGGGGTAGCTAATATGTCTCCAATGCAAGTTTTCTCAGCAATAGGTTCTTTTGTAGCTAGAGCTAAAGCTGTTGCTTCATTTGTATCAACAGTATTTAGAGTAGCTACTGTATTAATAGGTATTAAAAACTTTTCTCAAGCAAAAGATATGCTTGCTAAAGGTCAAGACATACTTGCTAACAAAACAGCAGCAGGCGGAAAGATACCTGTTATTTATGGTAGACGTAGAGTAGGCGCACAAATTGTATATATGGATACCGCTTCTAATAGAAGTAAGGATTTATTTATTGTCTATGCTTTATCGGTTGGTGAATGTGAACAAATAGAAGGTACAACAATAGAGCTTGATGGCAACCCTATTACTGATCCAAATAGATTTAGAGATGGTTGGTATATAGGTTCAGATAAAATAAGTTCAGGTGCAGGAAGTCTCAATACTGCATCTCAAGTTGGAACTAACAATGGAACTGCTAGTGCTGGCGGTGGTGGATCTGATCCAACTAAAAGATATAGAGCTGTATTTAATCTACATCATGGAGCAGCCACACAAACTGCTGATCCTATGCTTAGAGCTTCAGTAGCTAGCGAGTGGACTACAGCACATAAATTAAATGGCATAACTTACATAGCAGCATCGTATGAGTATGACACTAAAGCTATGTTTAAATCAGTTCCGCAACTAACTGTAGTTGTAAAAGGGCAAAAAGTTTACGATCCTAGAGAAGACTCAACAGTTACAGGTGGTAGTGGTTCACAAAGATTAGCAACACCATCTACTTATGCTTGGAATGATAATGCTGCTTGCTGTTTCCTGAATTATTTGACTAATGATGAGTATGGTAAAGGTTTAACAGCTAGTGATTTAGATTTAGAATCTTTTAGAGTAGCAGCAGAACTTACTGATACATTGGTTGATACACCTGATTTTAATGGTTCTTATGCTTCTACTACATGGAGTGCAAGTGGTGCTTCAACAGCTACTAATGTAATTACATTTGCTAATGAATCTCAATGGTCTAAATACAAACTAGGCGATACTTTATCTTTAAAAGATAGTAGTGGAAATTTAGTTGTAAATGAAAAAACAATATCAGACATTCAAAGAAATGCTTTTTATGGTCAAACACAACAAAACATAATAATTATAGATGATGAAATTGATGATGATTATGATGATGAGGTTGGTACTTCATTAGTTAAATCAAAACGCTTTCATTGTAATGGTGTAATAGATACTAATAAAAACGTCATGGAAAATGCCAAAGAATTGCTTGGTAATATGCGTGGTATCTTAAATTATGTTAATGGTAAATATGAATTATTAATTGAAGATACTGGTTCTTCAGAATTTACAGTTACAGACGATCATATTATAGATGGCATATCTATTGATTATGGTAATAAAGATAATAGAGCAAATAAGGTTGTAGTTGAATTCTTTAATGGCGCACAAGGTTATGAGCAAGATACCGCTACTGTTTATCACAATAATAGTTCTTCTACTTACAAAAATGATGATGGCGGTGAAGAATTAGAGGTTAAAGTTGCAGCACCATTAGCAGTATCACCTTATGTAGCTTGGAATATGGGTAAGGCTGTATTAGCTAGATCAAGATATCAAACCTCTATTAACTTTATGGCAACGCCTGAATTATATAAAGTTAATGTAGGATCAATTATTACAGTTACTTATGCTGGTCTTGGTTTATCAGGCAAATTATTTAGAATTGAAACTATGGACTTACAGGCAAATGGTTTAATAGCTGTTGGTGCAATAGAGTATATTGATATTTATAC